GCTCCGCTTCCATCTTGTTAGCTTCAGCAGAGTTTTCGCCATACTGTTCTTTAGTTAGGCTTAACTGCTTCTCAAGGTTTTCGATTTGGCGAGCGACAATTTCAGACTGTTCACCAATCTTCTTTTCGGCCAATGCCAACTTGTCAGCTTCACTAGCGTTGGCACCCATCTGGCTTTCTTGTAGCTTAAACGAACTAACTACCCTTTCAGATTCGCTGGCAAGTAGTTTTTGCTCATTCTGCAATTCTTTCAGTTGAGTTTGGTTGTTTTTTGTTGCATCACCATTCCCTTCAAGAGTTTTAGTGACACTAGCTAGTTTCCCCTCATACCCTTTCAGGACATTTTGAGTCACTTCTACTTCACGCTGGAAAGCTCGATACTGTTCGGGACCAATATTCCCCTTTTTAAATTCCTCGTCTACTTTGGATTGGGCTTGTCTTAAAGCCTCTAGTTTGTCTCGGGTTATACCTACCTGTTTCTCTAAGACTTCTTGTTTTTGAGTTAGTAAAGTAACGTTCCCAGTATCAAACTTTAAAGCCTTATCGATTTGTTTTAGTTCATTTGTAGCATTTACAGACTCTTTGTTTATACCTTTTAACGCCGTTTGCAAGGGCTGGGTATCGCCATCGATTTCAATTTTTATCCCTTTGATATTTCCTGCCATATTTCCTCCTTTCCTTAAAAAATAAGGAGCGCTGAGAGGTTTTCTATGACCAGAACACTGGCCAACTCAAGGAACTTGTCTTCACAATCGCTCTCTCAGCACTCACTTTTTCTCTAAAATGCATCAAAATCAGCTTGGGTGGCCTTCCGACTACCCGTTTTATTTTCGCTACGCAAATTGACATAATCTGTCTGATAATCTAAAGCCATCCCAATAGAAATATGCTTGAGATCATCGATAGATAAGCCAGTTTCCTTGCAACAAGATAGATAGGATTCTACCGTGAAGGCTTCTTCGCTTGCTGTTTCTGATGTGTCTGTTTCTTTTTTGTTTGCAGTACCGTATTCAACATTTCCATCATTAGCGGACAAACTTCGTCAAGAGGAAATTCTTCCATCTCCATGAAGAAATCATCAAACGGTTTAATTTTTGGATTGCCTGATTTAGCAAACACCCAAAATAGACGATAGAAAAAGGTAATGTCAAAATCTTCTAAAAGAGATAGGTCGACGCTTTCTGCTACCAAATCATTACCTTTTTCTAATTGGTTCAATTGAGCTACCAATTGCTTATTTTTCAAAAGCCCTAAAAGGTCCTTGAAAAAATCTTGCCCAAACTCGTTCTTGTATGCAATTGGAGTATAGGCATTTGTTGCAAGCTCATAGCGCTTGTTACTGATTTTAATACTTCGACGCATTCTTTACTCCTTACCCTAGAGATGTTGGCTCATAAACGCTAGTAAACCAAGCGTCATACACTTCTTTCTTGTCAGCTGACGTAATCGAACGTTTCACGACGCTATCAAGCGGACGTGGTGAAGCTTTGAAGCTAAGTTCACGCTCGTTGACAGTTGTTCCGCTCTTAGTAGCAGAGCCGTTCGATGGACGACTAGCAGAGCAGTAGTAGAGAACGTAGCGAGTCTTGTTTTGATCTCCTGAAAATTCAAACATAATAGCAAACGGTTTAGTTGAAGCATCGCCTTTTTCAGTCAACACTCCTGTTTGCTCATCCTTGAGTTCTCCTAGGATTGTTGTCGCGAACTCTTCCGTGATATGCGGTACTTTCAATTTTCCTTCATATCCTTCGTTTGAGTTCATGAAGTGGTAATCCGCATCATCTGCTGGGATTGCTTTCGATTCTCCTTTTGGTTCTAGCTCCAAGTTCATCGCTCCAGGGAAACGGAAAATTTTCCCGTAAGTAATGATTTGTGTTTCACTGTTGATGCTTTCGATTGGTGCGATATGCACATTTTTCAATCCAAAGGTTACTTTATTTTCTGTTTTTGTCATGTTTTTCTCCTTAGTACAAATAAACAGTATAAGGCTTGACAGATAGCCTTTCTGTTGGGATATAGCTTTCTTCTGATACCTCAAAAACAAGTTGATGTTTAGACAACAACTCTTCCAAGGTCTCTTCCAAATCTTCGTCTTTACGTTCAAAGATAAGCTCTACAGTCACAGATTTGATCTGGTATTTCTGTTCGTCGTCTGCTCTCTTGATATCTGGATGTGATTCAAAGTAGATAAGGTAAGGTGTTTGAGGAACGTGTCCAGTTTCAAACGCACGATAGGCTATAGGTAGATTGGTTTGACTTAGAATATCTACAAGATCAGATAATTTCATTTTTGAATAGCCTCCTTTACTTTGCGTTCAAAGGAATTGATTAGCTTTTCTTCTACAGGTTTGATATGAGGAATAGCACGACTGCGTCCGCCATTTCTTAAGACATGGCCATTTTCAAGCAGGTGTGTCAATTGGTAGCCTGTAGCATTATGGATCACGTATGAGCCTTTGGCGTTTTTCTTAAGACGCCATCCTCTCCCATACTTTCCTTTATTCTTTGGACTTGTTGCCTTCAAAGTCGCAACAGCTTCATCACCTAACTCTTGTGCAATAGTGTCAATCTCGTCTTCCAACTCACTAGAATACTCACTCAGTGCTTTAGCGATTTCTGCTGAAAGGTCACCTGTTACACTCATGGCAATTCCTCCATCAAGGTCAGCTCCAGAATCTCTAAGCCAATCGGAAATGTTTTGAGAATACGATACCGTTTCCCATTAAATTCCGCCTCTTCCTCGTTGTTATATTCAAAGCTATGAATATCAAGGATGAGGCTCGGTCTAAGTCCAACCTGACTAGCCTGATAAAATTCAGAACGAGTTATGGAACGCTTACGACACAAAATAGTCAACCGCTTTTCCTCAAATAGAGGTTGGTGCAATTTATCTAATCCTGTTTTAACCCTTGAGATCAATGTAATCTCATTGTTCCATGCCATGACTTACCTCAATTTCAAATTATGCAAGCGCCATAAAAGGTGGCGCGGCATATCCACACCACCTTCATAGCGAAAGGCTGCAAAATCGACTACAAACATTTGGTGTTCAGCATTTTCTGATTCAAGCGAAACTCCCAAATTATCTTCCAGTTCAGTTATGACAGCTTCGATGATTTTCTCCAAAGGCTTATCACGTAGCGTTGTTGCTATACCCAATTTTAGTTTTAGTAATTCTAATAATTGAGCCTTGTCCATAACTACTCCTCATCTTCCTCTTCGGGTTCTTGAGGTTCTGCTTCTCCTTCGGAAATATCGTTATCATCGATTTTAGTTAAGAAAATAGATCCTGCGCTATTTGACCCATCTAACAACTCTTGAATGAAGGCCTTGCTACTTTTATATCCTGTTCGGGGGTAAATATCCCCGATTTGATATTCATATTGTTGAGGGTCTCTCAAATCCTTAAAAGGACGGATTACTTGATAAGCCATCAGCTACCTCCTTACCCTGCAGCGTCAGTGTAAGTTACATAGAAGCCTGCTGCTTCATCCACTTTCTTAACATCGAAACGGTTTGCAGTTCCTAAGTATTGACCGTAGATTTTATCATCTTGCCATTTGACAGTTGTCTGCGCACGGTCAAACAATGTCGCAAACTCTCCAACGTCACCGATAAAGGCTTTCATTTCACCTTTGGCATCTCCAATGATGTCATCAGGATAAACATCGATTACACGACCAGCGAACTTGTAGCCAGTTGGAGATGTGATATCTGTTTGAAGCATGTAGCGACCGTCCTTGTCCTTGATTTTATCAAGAGCGGCAAACATAGATTGGGTACATACAATAGTTGCATCGTAGTACGGTTTCAATTCCACATTGAGAATATCTTTCAAGCCGTCCAAACCAGCTGCGCTTTTAGCTGTAGCTGTCTTAAGAACCTTAGCGATTTCTTTATTCTTAGTGATACGTTCTTGGTTCTTAGCTTGTTTAGCAACCAATCCCATCACATCGTAGTCAGCATCATCAATCAATTCTTGAGATACTGGCAAATGTCCACGACGTGTCTTGATTTCATAGTTCACTTTTGTAAAAGTTGGTTTAGCCAATTCAGGGTTTTCTTCCAACTCTTCAACGGTGTTCATTGTTTGGTCAGTCAATTTAACAACTGCCCATTTACCGCTTGCGTTCTTGACATTAACGATGTTGACCAATGAAGTCAAATCTGTCTTGTCTTGTTTCGCTTCCTTAGGCGTCATCAATTCAACAGGAATGATTGCTTCCCCTTCAGCAGATTTGAGACCATCAGCACGCACTTCTTTTGTTCGAAGGTAGTGGTTAAATGCTTCACGTTGTTCCAATGTTTTTCCTCCTCGTTTCTCAGTTTTACCTGGTGTTGGTGCTTTTCGATTTTGCTCCTCGATTTGTTTTTCCAACTCCTCGATTTCTTTTTCTAGCTGCGCTTTTTCAGCTTCTTTTTCTTCAATTTCCTTTTGAAGATCTTCTACAGTCTTTTCAACTGCTGAAACTTCTTCGTTGGTTTCAGCACGATCCAACTTCTCTAATTCAAGAAGTGATCGTTTGTTCAATTCTTCAATAGATTCAATCAAACCTGCAACTTTATCTGCTTTTATGCCTCTAAGAGCGCCAAGAATTACTGTCTTGTTCATAGCTTAAATTTCTCCTTAATTTCTTTCTTGCGCTTATCTAGCGCTTCATGATTAGCACGGCTTTGACTTTCAAAGTCTTTTTGCCGTGCAGCAATTTCCGTTTGTGGGTAGGCTGGGAAAGTACATGGACTCACTTCAAAGATTTCTAGTTCTAAGACAGTGTCCAGATACGAACCATCTTCACGTTCCTCTGTTTCGATTTTTATCGGGATAAAGCCAAAGCTACATCCGATAACATCTCCACGCTTAACACGGGCGTAAGCTCCAACAGCTTGAGGATCATCCTTGTTAATGATGATGTCCCCAAAAAGACCAATATCATCAACACCCAGTGTCAGAGTTCCGTTACCTGTTCGACCGAGAACAAGACTATCATCGTGGTTAAATAAAGCTCTGATATCAGCGTCTGTGATAGCTTTCTCAACTCCAGCACGCTTGATAACTTCACAGTAGCCTGGCCACAATTCCGTCTCTTCATCAAACTTGATAAAGTAGCCACTCAAAATCAAATCGCCAGAATCTTCTTCTCTCGTTTGAAATTGAGTGGCACGATAACTATTCCGTTTCTGCATTCTCTTCCTCACCTCCTTTCAGTTTCTTTTGGTCTCCTATCTTCTCTTGAGGGATAAAATTCTCAAGGACAATCAACTCTTCCATCTCAGGATCAGGAGCCATACCAAGCCAATCTCTCCACTCATTCCGACGCATTGCAGTACTGTTTGTCATTTGTTGGGCAACAGCAGACAACTCTGTAATGTTGTAAGAGAAGAGTGAGCGAGGATTTAACTTGAAATACCGATTGCTGGATAGTAATAAGTCTCTTGTTAGAGTTTGGGTTATGGTAGTTGCGATACTCATAACAGTCGTATTTACAAAGTTGTTATACTCTGTCTTGTTGAACTCTCCCACGCCCAAAATAAAAGCAGGTACTCCTAATAGACCTGCAACTGTTCTTTTATCTAATTCCACAGACTCGTTTAAAGCGATGTCCGTTAAACTAAGCGGTTTTACCTGCTGGATGTCCAGTAATGCCTCTGGAACAATCCATGGAGTGCCAACCTTGCTAGTACTTAAATACTTCTCAGCGATACGCTCACGCCCTTGCTCCGAGTCTAGTTCAGCACTGGAGGAGTCTACTTTAACGATAAGACTAGGAATGTTCTTACCGTTCATGAAGCTTTTTTTAGTCTTAGTAGCCATGTTCAAACTTTGAACCACATCTGTCAACGTCACCCTAAAACCAGTACCAATGTATGGAATATCTGGATCTGGATTGATGACAAAGTGGACGACTTCATCAGGTGAATACTCTTCACCCCTAAATGAGATTACATAGGAATCCTTATCTGTTTGGAACGAAACTTCTCTCATCGGAAATGGTCTTAGATTAGAAATATAATCCGTAACAAGATCATATTCCACATATAGGACAGAGTTGCCATCTCCATATAAAAGCAAATCACGCACAATCTTGAAAATCCATGACTTCCTTGTCATGTGTTCGCATGGATTGATGTCAATCTTTCTAGCCAGTCCGTCACGGATTCTGATATCACCTTTATCTGTATTCTCCATCAGGTGGATGGTCATATTAGAGACCAAATCAGCAATCTTATTAACTGCTGTTACCACATCTGGATTTCTAGCCAAAGGTACATAAGAATCCATCAAGTTTGACAACCCTAAATCTGAATGACTCAGCATATTGATTGGTTTACTTGGCTTGTTTCGTTTCCAAATCTTATCAAAAATACCCATGTTTCCTCACCTCCTTTCTCTCTAATCAAAGAATCTCATCACATCGCCACCCTTACCAAGATTAGCAAGAGCTTGAATACAAGCAAAAACGCTGGCATCAAACAAGTCAATCCTTGCAGTACCACCGTCACCGTCTAATTTTTCATATTGCACAGCGTCATCCACCTTTTCAATCGCTCTAACATTGCTCACACAGTATTCATAAGCGTCAGAATGAAGATAGTAAAATTCCTTGTTCTTGACTTTGAACTCAATCCGTCTGAACCCCTCAGATTTCAGATAGAATAACTGAGGTTGGTCAATCATCTTGAACTTAGCCTTTTTCATCTTAGCCAAAAACTCACGACCAAACTTCCTGTCCATTCCCACAGCTTGGATTTTAAATCCACGCTCACGCATGCTGATGAACCATTTGACGATATCATCATAGAGAACGGTAGGAGTATTGCTCATCGTCAGCCATCCGTCAGACTGCCAGCCAAAAAGTGGAATCCCATCATCGTTAGCCTTCTTCTGAGCATTAATACGAGGAAAGAAAGCATGAGTAATACAGATATCAACATCTTTCTCTCCGTCATGATAGACACCATAGAGAGCAGCAGCTGTTAAGTCGTGCAATCTTGACAAGTCCGCACCGCCATACCAACGAATCGGCAAGCGTACCAACTCTTCTAAACTCCAATCGTAGCAACTATCTGACGCTATAAACTCATCAGGATTGAAATAAGCATTCATGGAGTTCGTAAAGATATTCAAAGTCTTATTGAAAAACTCGTTTCTAGTCTGAGGATCATTCATGGCCTGCTCTGCTTCTTCCTTGAGGGCCTTGAGCGAAACAGTAACACCCCATGACGGATTAGCCATCTTGAGAATATTCTCATCCAGATAGTTCACCACGTCCCCATCAGCAGATTGATTAGCCTTGCAGATGAAGATAAAAAATGAATCATCAGTGACCAATTGCTTGAGCACCTTTTGACAGTACTTCAAACGATTAGCAAGGAATCCAGTAGGAATATCCCCAGCCGTAGAGATAACAAAAAGCATACTGTTACGGTATGCTGACATTGTTTTTTTCATAAGACCATGCTTCTTACTGTTCCGCATAGTATGAGCTTCATCTAGGATAATAACGTTACCGTTCAGAGAGTCCAAACGACTCTCATCATTCGCCAAAGCTTGGATAAAGAAAGAACCCTCATCACCAAAATTGGCAGTGATAGAGTGTTCTTGGTTATTATCCTTGATACGAATATTCTTGTCATTCCAACGCTCAACATTGAACCTTAAAAAACCAAAAGCTTCCATCGCTTGCTTAACTGAGTTAGCAACGATGTAGCATTTTGAACCGCTATCCGTGTCCAATACCTGGTAAGCAAGTGCAATTGCAGCAGTAAACGACGTTTTCCCATTCTTACGAGCCAGCATGATAAGCGCTTCTTTAAACCTACGCTCATTCGTACCCTTGTAGTAAAAGCCAAACAGATTCACAACTACAAAGTGTTGCCACGGTTGCAAGATCAATGGCTTATTACGGATAGACACCGCAAACATATCGTCACCCTGCTGATGGACTACTACATTCTCGATAAAGTGGATAACAAAATCCACCATATCCTCATCCATTTCGAAGGCTGGATTTTCTAAATCACGGAAAAAACGTTCAGCAGCAAGAATGTTCTCCTCGCAATGTTCCTCTTGGTGAGTTAAGACGTGTTGAGCGTATTCTTTTGCTTTATCAAGATTACCCATTTCCACTCACTCTCTTCTTCTTGATTTCATTCTTGAACTTCAAGACTTCTGCTAGAGGTGACTCTCCTTCTTGTTCAACCACCTCACCGAGAGACTTCGGATTCATCATCAACTGATTAGAGTAACTTAGGATGTCTTTCCTGAGTATTTCCATCGCTGTCAAGATTGGAACTTTGCGCTCATTCTCAGCACCAGCTTTGTTGACGTAGGTATCTGTCACTGGATAACCCATATCAGCATAATCTTGAGCAAGTTTCTGATACTGATAGAGCATGCCTGCAAAAATATCAATGATCATCTCGAACTCTTTCCGATAAGTGCCCAAGTCTTTCATCTGCTTGACTACTTTTGACTTAATCGACTTTGCTGTAATTGGTTTAGCCAAAAACTACCTCCTCTCGTCAAAAATGCTTAGTTTTTAACCCCTTTTTGTTTGAAGGCCCCCGACTTGGAAAAAGTTCCCTTCACCGGTTCCCAGAGGCTTCGAAAAAAATTTTTTGAAGTGGGGGGGATAAAAAAATTTTTTCATTTTTCATTTTTGTTTTTGAAAAAATTTAAAAATTCTTTTTTTCTTTTCTTCTGCCAATAAATTCCATTTCCGATTATCTTATCGTTGTTGCGGTCATGAAACGTATTGTGCATGCGGTTAGTCAATGGCAAACAATTCCAAGATACATACTCAAGTTCTGGATACTCAGATACTGGGTAAATATGATGAACCATTTCAGCTGGAACTGACTGCCCATATCTTAGACTTTCTTGGCAAAGGTAATCGTGTTGTCTCATGACCTTGTCACGAAACTTGTACCACTTCCTTGTCTTCAAGCTCTGTCTGACTGGTTTGTTGTACATGATATATACTCCTTTGCAAAACAAAAGGACAGGCTCTTGACCTATCCCATCTCATACAAGAAATCTATGCTACCATAATAAGCCTTTTTTTGTGAGACTTCAAGATGTCTTTTGTCTCATCTTACTTTCTTTATAAAATCATAGACTAATACAAAAAGAAAAACGAACGGTAAGAAAATAAATAGCAGCCCTTTTTCAAAGTGTTCTGATACATCGCTTTTTGTCCAATCAAAAATAACGACTAAAATAATTAGGGTAAAAAAATAAACCACTAGATATCCTAGAAATAATCCCAATGTTCCATCCTCCAACTATACCAATTTTATCCCTCACTTTCACATATCTTATATTTTGTTAAACTCACTCTAAATCTCAAACCCTTACTAATCATAGGTTTTGAAGAGTTTCATTTTTTTAGTTTATGCTTAACTCATTATGTGAAAGTAATATCTAAAAAAATTAAATGACAAAGTTCCGTAATGCGTCATCAAGCTCTGCTTGTTCTATCCCTATGTATCTCAAGGTTATTGCAGGTGATGAGTGATTGAACATTTTCTGTAATGTCCCTACGTCCTTTGTCTTGTTGTAATATTTATAGCCGAATGTCTTGCGCATTGTATGCGTGCCAACATTATCAATGCCTAGTTCTTCAGCAGCCTCGTGAATAATTTGATAAGCTCTCTCACGAGTGATTGCTTTATTTTTCCCTTGCCTACTCTTGAATAGAAAATGATGAAATGGTTTGCCTTCGACATATCTTCTCATTTCTTTCTTGAGTTCTTTTGTCATCCGTCTTGTTATCTGCTTGCCAGTCTTCCGTTCTCTCAGCTTGATGTGCCAGCCTTGAACATCTTTAACTTTTAAAGTGAGAATATCTCCAACTCTCAATCCAGTATTCAGACCTGTGATGAATAGCATATAATACATCTCATTCCATTCTCTGAGATAGTCTTTCATAGCTTGAATGTCATCATTATCTTTTATCGGTGATACAAATTCCATAACTGCCTCCTTTCTACAAAACAAAAAGCCAGCTGGTTGCTGACTCATGATGTTCCTCTGTTAAACAACTTTTCTGGAAAAAATAGGATGACTCCAACATGTGATTTGTGTTTTTGCTTTCAGAAGTTCATGCTATCATAATAGACCTTTTTTTGTGAGACTTCAAGATGTCTTTTGCCTCAATCTTATTTACAACTCACCTTTCAAAATAGCGTACTGCTCTAGGATAATCCTTCTACGTCGATAGATTGTAGCTTTGCTCATGAATTTCTGTTCTGCTATTTCTTCCCATCTCAGTTGAGGATATCTCCAGCGCAAATTAAAGATTTCCATATCCTCATCCACTAGATTGCTCAAGAGTTTGTTAATAATCCCTTTAAATCCTTCAAGAAATTTTAAAGTCGGATCATCCGCGATTCTGATTGCGATAGTTTCGGTAGGTTTGCTTATTCCTACAGTAGGTCCACTTTGAGCATCTGGGTTTCTGGTTTCTAATTCTAGCCTTCTTAAGTCTATTGTGCGTTGAATGTTTTGAAATTTGAAAAGTTCTCTGTCTAACGTTTTGAGGTCTTCGTCGCTCAATTTTTTCAATTTCCACCTCCAAGTTTTTAAAAAATGTAAACAAGTTATCAAGTATCTGAGAGAAAGCCTTGCGAATATTAGAAAATGCCTGGTTAATCATTTTAGTTATAGCTTGAATTTCTTCGGGACTTAATTTCCGTAGCTGTTTGTCTAATTCTGCTTGCTTTTCCTGTAGTAGACGTTTAGCTATCTTCTTCCTAATTCTTTTATTCATTGAGTTCTATTTCCTTTCTGGATCTCAATTCCAAAGAAAGTACAGATAACTTCCATCGCATATTTAGAAATACTACTGCCTGTTTCCCACTTGGCTATCGTATCTCTGCGATACCCTAATTTAATGGCTAATTCACTTTGAGTCAATCCCAACTCGCATCGCTTTCTTTTTAGCATTTCGGCAAAAGGATTTGTCGTTTTTTTCAAAAACATACGAGGGTCAAGATTCAATTTTTCGCAAATAACAAACATATCCCCATCTTGCGGTTGTGCTTTTCCATTTTCCCAATGGCAAATAGCTTCCGGAGTGACTCCAAAGATTTTAGCAGCCTCAACTTTCTTTAGACCTTTGGCTTTTCGCCACAATCTGATTTGATTTCCGAACTTATTATCCTTCATCATCCACCTCAATCTTTACGACTGCTCTACCATTCGGGTTTCGTCTCTGCGTTGATGCGAAAGTATAATACTTCAACATCCGTTCAGCAATTCCTGTTTCTTTGCTGATTTCTGCAAGAGTCCCTATGGTAATGAATGTGTCGCCTTCGTACAATGCGTACTCACTCATGTTCCATCTCCTCAATCAACCAGTCAAGATTCTTTCTGGCTTTTTTCAAGTCTTCAAGACCGTTTTTCTTTTGGAAGCGTAACATATACTTGATTGCGTTGCCCCAAAAGAAAGCAGACGCTCCAGAAAGGTCCCCAACGAAGTTATGCACAACATCAATAGCCTCAAGACCATTTGCCCCTTGATAATGACTTGGGTTGTTTATGTTGTCAATTATTTCTGGGTTCATTCCTTATACTCCAAAAGTTCAGGGTTTTCGTAGATGTTGCCGATGATTTTAAACTCAAAGTCTTTATCCTTTATCAATTCAGCGAACGAAAGATGTTCATCTTCCATGTGAATGAATAGAGATGATTCGGGGTATCTAGTCTGTCCAAATTCAAAACAAGCTTCACCTTTTACGACTTCAACGTAATTAACACCTTCCACTGAGCCGTCTACATAACCCTCGTGACAATATTCATTCCACTCGTCATTAAATTTTAAAATATCCCCCTCAAATATCTCCTGACCGTTCTTATCTTTGAGTCCTGTTGATTGCATGAGCTCAATTTTGTCGATAGGAGTATCAGTTCCTAATATTTTACCTCTGAATAGTACAGTACGTACATCCCCTTCATCGTCAAAACGTATCCTCTTGACTTCTCCTAATTCTTCCCACGTCTTGTGCCATGCTCTATATCTTGGTATCATGCCAAATCCTCCTTAGATGAACAAACTAGCTAACCATATCAAAAATGCACATGTAATGATTTTTGAAATACTACTTCTTACAGCATACGAATAATCCTCTTCAGATTCTTTTTTACTAGATAACACAGGCCAGATGAAAGATAGTAGTGCATCCATCCCTAATGCTTGCCAAACTGTAATTTTACTGACTGGAATAATCGTTGTGATAATTTCATTCCAACCATACTGAACCACAAATGGCGATACAACGATTACAAATACCGCCCCAATAATGATTCCTAGTCTTTTCATTTTAAAATCCTCCTCTTTGACGAACGAGCCGTCTACCATCTTACCCTTACGGTCTTTAATCTCATTCCAGGCCATCTGGAAGCACTCAGCAATAGACCAACCTTTCTGCTGACGGTAGATTGTCAGCACTACCAAAATATCGCCCACGGCATCCTTGCCCTCATCATCTCGTTTTTTAAGATGTGCCTGCGCCAGTTCGCCTGCTTCCTCAAATAACTTCAATGCCTGAGCTGTGCTATTTTCGGGATTGTCTAACCCTCGTTCTTTCGCCCAATGCTCAACATGATGCGCTAATAATTCCATGTTTGTTGTCATAATAACACCTCTTATTCTCTTTCTAAAGCTGTTCCAATTTTCTCGCTGTAGTAACTCAAAACCTTGCTTTGGTTTATTTTTGTTTGCGTGATATTGTCTATAAAAAATTCCAAATCTGCACTCATTTCATCCAATAACTTAACAGCCTTCAACTGATATTCCATATCAGGGACGTCAATCATTATTTTTGACAATCTAGCTAGCGACAATCCTGGTTGATTGTCGCCGTCTGCACAACGTTCAATTTCTTCCCGTTTCATCAACAACCAATGAAATAAATATCGCTTATCTATCATTTCTTTTGGCTCAACTTTAAAACTAGCTTCTTCCATCCAAAATGGATTTCGATGAAAATAAACAGCACCAACCGTACCCTTACGAGTCAAGCGGATTGTGTCACTCTCACAATTAAATTTATCTATCTTTCCTTTGGGTTTTATACCAGCTCCATAGATAAAATAAGGACCATCTGTTATTTTCGTTCTAGTACCTGAAATAAGCTCGCAAACTTCTAGTAATCCATACTTTGTTATCTTGTCTGGTTTCATTATCTTTCTACTACAAAATTGTACATCAACAAGTAATCGTCTAAAATCTTATGACACTTTGTGATGAAAGATTTTAAATCAATATCCGCATTAAAAAACTGAATCAAAATCAATTGACTAGCTAGATGCTTTTCAAGGTGATTGATTGCCATTTGGTCTAGCTCTGCGTTTACTTGGTCAATGTCTATTTCTTCTTTCTCTACTGGTTTACTTGGTGCTATCCATCTAAAATCTGAATCTAACGTATCAGATTCTTCATATTCGACCTTTTGGGTCTTACAGTCATATATCTCTTTTGAAATTTCAGCGCTATTTTTTTCTTTGTCAATGACTAAGAAAATCACGTTGATAGATGTATCTTCAAATCCATTTTGAATCACGTTCAATTCAACAAGGTTATTCCCTACTAGCTCTCTCATTTTCTTTTCAGATTGACGGTAAGCAATGCCAGGGAACATGATATAGAATCCGTATCGTTTCGTGTAAGTCATCGACTTCAACAAAAAAATATCATCAACAACACCCGACTTCTTCCACGGGAACAATTCCTTAATAGCCCGCTGGTCTTCTTCTGGTAAATCTTTCAATTTCAGAGAATAAGGCGGATTCATTGCAATTGCATCCACTTGTATATCTGACTGATAAGTGAAGAAACTCTGATTATTCACAACTGCATGAGGGAAGTTCGTTTTCAATGCTTCACAACTTTCTTGCTGAATTTCTACTGCATGAAAATCAGTCATACTGATAAACTGCTCCAACTGTCCAGAACCTGCAGCACCATCAAATACAGATATATTTCCACCGCAATACTGCTTTACTTTGTTTGCTAAGTATTCTCGTAAAGACTTTCCTGTCACATACTCAGCAAATTTATTGGCTTTCTGACGGTTATTGTGTTCAACGAACGTCATAACATCACCTCATCCCCAACTTTCACTTTCTCATACACGTCCTTTGTAACCACGAACACCCCATAATCTCTGATAGTCACTGTATACAACTTCCCATGCCGTCCTTTCTCAACGACTTTACCAAATATCTCAGCGCCTGCGTTATCCGCCTTATAGATAACCATCGGCTTCTTCTCTTCTAAATCTCGAATCCTGTCCATCTGCCAGATGTTTAGTCCAGCAGAGAGCAGAATCCAGATAGCTATGAATCGTTTCAATCTGCGACCTCTCTTCCGTGTTCTTTCAACCATCTATGGAATCCTTTAATAGCGTCTTCACCTTTTTTTAATTTGAAAATCCCACTGTACTTGTCATCGCAATACTTACAATAATCAGTGAATGTCCCTCCGTAAAACGACATCATTCCACCTCCTCAAAATAACTATGAAATTTACTTAAATTAACAACAGCGACCTCTTCGACAAAATGTTTTTCGATGTCAAAGTCTGGATCATTTTTCCCAAACTCTTTCTTAATGACTTTTTCGGCCAGCGAAGGTAAAGCGAATATACTTGCTCCGTTATTTAAGGCAAGCGCTTGACCGTGTTTATTTACTATTCGATAACCCACATCAAACGGTCTGATTTCTATTGGGATTTTTATGCGTTTACTTTGATTCTTCATTCCTTCTTCAAGCGTTTGTATCACCCCTCAACCTCCTTGTCCTTTATTTCTCCAGTAAGTCTATTTTCTAAAATGTGACTTGTATAGCAAATATCGCTTTTATATGTATAGTGAGTAACAGTTTCTTCATTCCATTGACTTCGTGTGTAAGGGTATCTGTTTGGTCGTTTCAATTTACCACCTCATATATAAATATTTCGTGTCAATATCTTGTTCTAAAATACACTCTTTCAACGACTTTAAAACCTCCAATGCATCGCTAACCGTTCCCCATCTATTTTCAGGTTCATACTGCACATACTTTTCAGGGTACTGTTCTAATTCAGATATACCGCGTTTGATATTATCTAAAATGTCAGCAACATTGTAAATTGTGCCTTGGTCGAAATCCCAATCCATAGCAATTCTGAACATCTTCCCGAGATTGTAGGTCGAAGAACTATATCTAGGTTCAGCGATACGAATATAATCTCCGTTTTCTATTTTCGCTAAGATTTCCAAATCATAACTCATTCCTCAACCTCCTCAATCTCAATCCCTGGGCAATCGAATACCCAGCCGAAATCCGCTTCTTCAAGTTCTTTGCGGGTGTGTTTTCCTCTTTTTGAACTATCATAACCTTTTGCGAAAAAATATCTTTCTATACCTCGGCCGTAAACTAATTTATTTTCTTTGATTTCTCCTTTAATCTTAACCAAATACCGCTTCTCTTTCTCGACCTCATAGCCGAAAATCCAAGCTAGTGCGAATGTTTCTTGGTTATCTAAGTCTTCAAAGATCCAACGATAAACGCTTTTGTTTTTTGCTTCTTCAGAACGATATAATGCGTGAGCTAAAGTAATTTTCTTGACTTTGCAATACTCAATCCAATTCGCCACACACTGCGGAATTTTGACTGGTTGCGGTTCGTCTAGTTGTTCGATTAATGTAATTGCACTTTCGGTCGGAATGCTTTTGACTTCAGTACCAAATATGTTCAAACTGTCAATCCCAATTTCTCTAAATTCTTTAATTAATTCCTGCTTATTCATCTTCCAACTCCTTTATTCTCTTCTTCCAGTTTTTCACTTTCTTTTTAAGCAAATCACGTTCCTCGGACCTGCTAAAAGCAAGCGATTTAACACACGGCTCAGATAGTTCCACTATTCTTACCTCCGTCTGCTCAATCGTGCGTTTCAGTCCTTCGACGATTATCTTTTTATCATAATTCAACTAAACACCTCCCTAAAACGGAAAATCATCTTCCTCAAGGGCGCTTCCTGGCATTTGTTCCTCAATGTTCGAACGGTTAGCGGTATCATCACGCTTTTCAAGTCGCTCGAAATTCTCTGCGACAACCTCAGTCAGATAGACCCTGCGCCCTTCCTGATTCTCGTAGTTCCTTGTCTGGATGCGCCCCGTCACACCGACAAGATTCCCCTTCTTGCACCATTCCGCAAACAACTCCGCCTGCTTGCGCCACATCATACAGTTGATGAAATCCGCCTCTCGCTCGCCGTTTGCTCCCTTGAAGTTCCGATTGACCGCCAGAGTAAACGTCGCAACCGCCACATTCGACGGCGTATATTTTAATTCAGGGTCTTTTGTCAAGCGACCCACCAACGTAACATTATTGATCATCTTTCTTGTCCTTTCTTGCTGCACGTTCCCCGACTAAGTAGCCGAGAAATAGCCACAGAATAGCCATTCCAAATTCTTTAAAAAGTTCAATCATTTTCTTCTCCTCCTGAAAAAGTCGCTAAATAGTAACAATCCTTAGCACCGTAGTCAAAGCGTGTCGTCCGCTGACCAATGTGCTTCTGAAACCTTGGATGAGTGATAGCCGAGAAAGCCCATTGATGATCTTCCATCTGCTCAATGAGATCATCGACATTGTCAAACGTCCCAAGGTAAAACTTGCAGTGCCCGTTGTAGACGAAGTAAAGCTCTAACATCACTCCACCTCAACAGGGTAAAAGTTCCCAAAGGAACCCCTCAATGCCTTGCCAACCTGTACGGCTGCCGCCCGAGAAACAAACCGCATCGCTTTCTTCTCCTCAGAACATGAAATGTCCAAGCCAGTCACACTGATAACTGCGGACCTCAAAAACGGCTTATCCTCTCTTGTCCCATGCTTTAAAATAAACATCAGCCACCTCCGTTCTAAAAATATTGCTTCCGCTTGTTTGTCAAATCATTAAAAATCATCAAATGGTCTTTATCCACACCCTTCATCAGTCTAGACATGAAGGGCCTGCCATATCTTTTCTGAATATCAGCAGAAATTAAATTCGTGGTAATGATTGTATTTGAACGCTTATTCAGGATATTGTAGAGGATTGTAAATGACCATTCGCTATCCTTTTCCATGCCCAAATCATCCAAAACCAAGAACTTAGCACTCGCAATTTTATTGACCAGAAACTCTTCCTGACTAAAATCAGCTTTAATCTTCATCAACAAGTCAGTCACGTTGATGAAAATAGCAATCTCTTTCGTATACTCAGATAAAGCCTTCACCATAGCAAAGGCCAAATGGCTCTTGCCAGTTCCAGCTTCTCCTTGTAGCACGATGTTGTTCCTAGCGCCCTCAGACCACTCATGACAAATCCGCTTTGCAAAAGCTAGCTTTTCCGCTTCTTTTTCAGTGGGTGTCTCAAAATTGTCCAAAGTCGCATTTTTCAAAACCTCATCATAAAGAGAGAACTTCTCAAGATAGTATTTCCTCTCTCGCTCATTCTCAGCGTTAGCCAGTTCATTAACCCTTGCCTGATTCTCTTCATGAATCCGCTCGGATTCACACATACGACACACAACACTATCAGTCCTCAATATCTTTATCAAAGGAATGTTATGCTTTTCGCAACGCTCTTCCTGTTGTTCTGTATTCCTATGATAAGATAAGGCAATCTCCTCAAATACATTGTCTACCATGAAAGCCGACCTCCACATTCCTGCCAGCTGGCCATTTCAGACAAGCAGGCAATCACTTGATGAATTGGCTGGCTTGCTAAAAGAGTCTTCTTCTCGTAGCTTAATGGATAGTAGTCTATCTCGAATTGTTCAATTAGTTCTAGTACCCCCATTCGTCCTTAGCCTCCTGCTCTTCTTTCTTATCCTTGCTTTTCTTTTCAGATTGGCGAACCTGCTCCACAGTCGTGACATTGTTCATCTGCCAATTTCTTAAAATACCACCTATATATTTGATGTTAGGTTTTCCTGAGTTAATTGCAGTCTTCAATGCTTCTTTTACCAAATCCACATCATTCTCATTTAGTAGATGATTGATTTCTTCAATCTCAAATCCAGATAAGAGTCTACGAAATTCGGATTGAAAAAGTTCTAAGATATTTTCTTCACTACCACTACTATTAGTAGTAGTTATTCTTTTCTTATTCTTATCTTTATCTAATCTATTCTTATTCTTATCTTTATCTTCTTCTAGTGCGTTACCATGCGTTACTGTAACGTTACCTGTAACGTTACCAAGAGCAAGATTTTTCTGTTTTTTACGGTATTTAGCTACACGGTTACGTGTCTGTTCCTTGATTTTCTCCATTCCGTCAATATTTTGATGCTTTTCCCAATTAGGCAAAGTGATGACACCGTCAATAATCTCAACCATCCCGAACTGCTCAAATACTCCCAAAGCCATTCTGACAGTATTCAATGGTCTACGAAAAATAGTAGCTAACATTTCATCAGTATAATGAACCTTATCAGTCATCATCAACAATCCACTACTGTTATGTTTCCCAGCAAGTGTCAAAATCTTGAACCATATCACTAGAATGGCGTCAGGATCAGGCAAGGCATCAATCAGGCAAATCTTTTCATCGTCAAAAATATCTGTTGTGATTTTTATCCACTTGATTTCAGACATACCTAGCACCCCACTTCCTACGATTCGCACGGTACTTCATTCGCATATCCTCATAGATGTACCTGCCTTCTAGTGCCATTTTCTCAACCTTTAACAGCTTATTTTCAGAGACCACATCACGGTAGTCCTTGGCTAGTTTTTCATAGTCGGTTAGGTATTCTTTGATAAGTGAAATTTTCCTGTTCTCGTCCTCTAAATATAGTTCAAAATCAGACTTTTCTTCATCAGACGATATCATTTCAATATTCACTCTCTCATGCCACGACAGCCATTCAATCAATTCTTCCATTTCCTGCCCTCCTCATGACAAAAGTCTGATTGCAGACTGTTTAGGTTCTGGTAAGCCTAACGGCTCTGGACGCAAGCCTACAGGCGGTTCATTGTCGTAGGTGAAACCAGGAAATTCTCTTCGAATATTCTTGCGAATTTCTTGCCATTTGTCCTCTCTACCACGTTCGTAAGCATGGTTGTACCCTTGGATAATCATAGACGCAAATTCTTGCTCTTCTCGTCTTTCTTTTTCCTTACGCTCCTCTTGCAATTTGATATGACGGCAAAGCCCTGCAAATCCAATCAGCAAAGCTCCAACACCCATCAACTGGTCTAAAATCGGTGGTTCAAACATTTTTATCTCCTTATGCTCTTAATTTTCGTACTTCTTTTTCTAATTCCAAAATCTCATAAACATCATTGACATCATACATAATATCTTTCCCTTGCTTACGAAATCTTAAGCCTTTTCGTTCTAACTTCTTAACATAGGCATGATTAAAGCCGAACTTCTTCATCAAAGCTTGTTGATTGATTGGCATGCGATCATTCTCTAACTGCTCCTTGACCTGCTTTTCAGCAAAGGCCAGTAATTGGTTTGTGAATAATTCAGCACTTTCGCCGTCCAATCGTAATTGTAACGTGATACCTTCCATTTTCTACATCCTCTCAACTATGCGGGCAAGCATTTTTGTGATATAATGGTTTTAATAATTTAAGTGTGCGCCTGATTTCCGTCAGGCTTTTTTTGCGTTGTTGTCAAACTGTTTTACTTTCCATAGCTCTGAGTTCAATCTCATGGCTGACTTGTTTCAATAGCTTCTCACACGCTATCTTAGCTTCTCTGTACGTTGTAGATTCGCTGATGAAGTAATCAGCAAGTTCGATGATTTTGTCTTCCATTCAACCTCCTATATCAGTCTCAAGACTGATGTAATATCCTCCTAAATTGCTATAATAATCTTGACTAGGACCTCTCACCGTTTTAGTCAAAATTCAAATAGAAAGGAGTAAGTTTTATATGGCAAAACTTACTAAAGAAGATGTTTTACAAGTTTCTCAAGAAATTATCAACGACGCTATTCCGGTTATCAAAGATATGTTGGATGAAGTATTCCAAGAATATCCTATCGATATAGAAGTTAGAAAAGCCATTCTTAATAGCACTCTTGCTGTTTATAAACTCAGCACAGAAACCACGGTTTCGTTGCTAACAGAACTTGTAAACGCTCAAGAAAACTAGTATTTCTTAATAATCTTTGCACCAACTCAGGGTCTGCCTTTACAAAGGTGGACTCTTTTTTCCCACTATACGGATATCGTCTTGGTCTCATTTTTCTTCCTCCCTACGCTTGACTAAAAGCGTTCAGCTCCATAATCTTCATCTTGGTATTTGTGCTTGGCTCCCACGTCATCCAGTAGGCCAATGCGGCTTCCGCAAACTTCTTCGGTAGCAAGTCATAGCGACTAA